CACGATTCAGAGAAGCAAGGTTGAAATTCTGAGGGCGCATACCCTCGACGACGAGTTCCTCGTCTACCCCACAACCATCATCGTAACGCTTCTTCATGCTACATCCTTCTGCGGAACAATCATCGGGTAGAGGACGTCGTCCCCAAAGTTACCGGTGTACTCCTGCACACCCATGTGGCCGAGGCTGATGGTCGGGTCGACCCACACTTCATAACCCAGCTCGCGGGCACGGTCGCAGAACAGGAAGTCCTCGCCCATGTAACCCTCGTCGGTGAGCTTGAAGTCGAACAGGGCCGGGACCGTCTTCTCGCAGCGCTTGTCGTAGTACTTCCACTCCGGGTGCGCGGCGATCATGTCCTCGATGACCTTGCGCTGAATCAGCATGAACGCTGTAGCTACGCGCGTAGCCCGAACAAGACCCATACCATTCATCGTCAACTCGCCATTTTCATCGTGGTCGAGGTTTGCGATGTAGGTTTTGTTGACGTCCCGGACGCGGGGGACACCCGCCACAATGCCCTTCTTGGGGTCTTGCGCCCACGCCATCAGGCGCAGGATGTCTTCGGGTTCGAAGTTGATGTCCGAGTCGATGAACAGCAGGTAATCAGCGTCCGACTCAAGCAGGTCCTGCACCAGCAGGTTGCGCGCCCGAGAGACCACTGAGCAGCCACAGACGCTGCCGATGTTGATGTCGATACCGTGCTTAGGAGCCAGCTGCGCGAAGCGGGCAAGCGAGACCGCAAGCTTCAGCGACACCTTGAAGTCGTAGGCGGGGAGGCCGATGAAGACCCCTTTTCCCGCCATATCGAAGCCTTTGACTGCTTGCATATGTCACCCGTAGAAAAGGGTAATGGAAGCGGTGTTGGTCAACGTACCGTGCAGACCGTCCTGCGCCAGTACACCCTGATCGGGGACTGGGATGTAGAAATCACCCGTATCCGCCGATGGAGAAGTCTGCAACGTGAATAGGACGTTGCCGCCCTGACCATCAGCCACAACCACGGAACCCGCAGAAGCGCCGTTCTTGACGTAAATACCCTTCACACGGGTACGGAAGGTGCAGTCGGCATCCGACTGGGTCTTAAACACGCCGGTAGCAGCCAAAGGCTTGGTTACCTTGACGTCAGTTTGCATAGCCATAGGGGTGGCCCTCCTATCGAGCTATTACGATGCGGTCGTAATCGCGGCCCAACCTGTCGTGCCGTTCGTGTTGATGTACGCACGAGTTGAAGTCGAGCTACCATCGCTACGCAGGTAAAGCGAACCTTGAGCAGCCGAAACGGTCGGGGCACCGGAACCAACATAGATACCCATGTTGTTAGCAGTGTTGGTTGCGATGAACGCAGAAGCGCCGCCAGCGACAAGCGCGACGTTGCTGTCAGCCGTGACGTTGCCAGTTGCCGCTACCGAAGCTGCCGTGACAGCGCCAGTTGCCGCCAGAGAAGTAACCGACATGGCAGGGCCAAGGGTGGAGGTGACGGTAACCGTACCGGTCGACGAGTTGATCGAGATGGTCTCGAAGCCGTTCTCAGAACGTACCGGACCGTTGAACGTGGTATTCGCCATTATTTATCTCCGTGTAGTAGCACCTACCCATGCCGTCGCTACTACGTCTGCTAGGGCAGTCGACACGGGTTAAACACCTAGTGGCGTACTTGTAGCACGACACAGATACAAAGAAAAGACCCCCCGACTTTCGCCGGGGGGTCTCGAAGTCCTAAACTTCCCTAGGACTTAGCTTAGGCAGCGCCTTCGCTACCGTACATGCCCAGCGGGTCAGACCAGCCAAAGCTGTAACGTTCGCGGCTCTTGTAGCGAACGTTGCCGGTGTCGAAGTCACCATCCATGTTCTGCGCCATCGGCGTACGAACAAAGTGCTTCAGGCCGTTCGGCACATCGGTCGTCAGGAACCATGCGTCCGGGTCGGTCAGGAAGTGGTTGACCGTGTACCCTTCAGGGATGGAGCCGTTCGACTTGATGGCGTTGATGTCGTTGTCGGCGGTCGACACGCGGAGTTCGGTCTCCAGCAGTCGAGTCGCAACGAACATCAGGCTCGGCGGAACAACCAGCTTCTTCGGCTTAGCCGCGATCAGCAGGCCACGCTCGTCGGTCCACGCAGCAATCTGAATGACCGCAGCCTCAAGCGAGGTTTCGTTGAGGTCAGCCGCAGTGGCGGGGATGTTCGAGTTGACACCGCCACCAACCAGCGGGTGCGAAGCCGAGAACAGAGCCACGCCATCGCCACCGGGATAATCGGAGTCGAAGCCGTTGTTCAGGACAGCCGCAGCCTTGGTCTGCTTGGTGTACGCCATGGCACGAGCAAGTGCCTTGGTGTAGCGGGCCGACAGCGAGTCGTACAGGTTGTCTTCGATGGCTTCTTCCGTGATGGAAAACCCGAGAGCAATCGTCTCGTGGTTGTAGCGAGCCGTCCAAGCTTCCTGCGCGTTGTCATAAGCGATGGCCGAACCTTCGTTCTTCACCGGCGCAGCCGAGAAGCCCGAGAGCTTGGTTTCTTCTTCGAACGAACGCTCAGAGCTTTCCGTTTCGAAGATTTGCTTATGCTCTTCGCCGTAGCGTGCGTATTCGAGGCCGAACAGGGCGTTCAGACCCGGCAGAAGCTCCTTAAGAAGCTGTGCGCGTGAAATTGCCATTGTTCAGTCTCCTTACACGCCGGTTGGGTTGAGGTACTGGTGCATACCCTGATTCCACTTGACGATAACCTCGGTATACGAACCGGGGTTACCCGCCCTAGCGGTGTCGGGGATGACGTCCACCACTCGCACGGGAAACGTCGAGGTGGTTGCGGTGGTCGAGCTAACGGCCACGCGGCTGTTGCCGGTGCTCGTCTGGCCCGAGTTCTGCACCAGAACAGCGTTGTTACCGACCGAAGTACGGTTCACAAAGCTCATGGTGGTGCCGCTCGACACCACGGCGACCTTGAACAGCGCATCGGGATCGTCCAGCACATAGGCCGTGATGCCGTTGATGTTCGTGGTACCGGGGTAGTACTGACGGAAGGTCAGACCAAACGTCGGATCGACGTAGGTGCAACCAAGGAACACACCTACCGGGGTAGCGGCGCTCGTACCGGTGTCCTTTTCCAGAGTACCATCGCTGATCAACTTGACGACGTCACCATAGAAGATGGCCGTGGCTGAGTTGACAGCAATCGGAATCTGACGAGTGGACCCGGCAAACACCTGACCGCCGATAAGGTTAATCGGGAGAAGCCCGTAGGGGGCTTCGATAGCGGGGTATGCCATATCTAGCTCCTGTTATCTGCCTTTACCAAATGATGTCGATGACTTCTTCTCACGGAAGAGAGGCATACGAGCATCGCTCTCGCGCATGAAGTTGTTGTCCACTGACTCCATCTGGGACTGATTTTTACCAGCAAAGTAAGACTTACGCTGACGCATCAGTTCCACCGGGGCTTTGCAAAGCAGCAACCCTGCGACTTCGACGTTGTCTTTGAAGCGGCTGTCCGGATCGACCATCAGGCGAAACTGGGGTTGCTCGTTAATGCTAACGGGTTCCCAACCTTCACGCAGCTTGGCCGAAATGTTCCGAGGGTCCTTCTCGTTGAGAGTCGACACGCGAACCCAACGATATACGTAACCCGGCTGCTTGTCTGGCTCGGGCAGCGTTGACGCTGGGGCCCAAACTTCGACACGCTTTGTATCTTCACGCGTTTGGCGAGGCGCACGCGCTTCACCGAGAGTTTCCATGACGTCGTCAATGGAACGATTATCACGAGTAGCCATATTAGTTCTCCGTCTTCATGAGTTCACGAGCGTACTGCTCGGGAGTAAGACCCAACCTCTTGGCGATGGCCAGCTGGGACTGTTTCAGCACAATCTTTTTGGGGGACCGGCTGCGTGAAGCAGGAGCTACGACATTCGCGCTCTTGTTTTCGCGCGAAGAGGATTTCGGAGCCTCTTCATCCCCGAAGTAATCGGGGAATCGACGGCGCATCGTTTTGTCGATGGCTGTCCAATATTCGTCGGAACCCACGTACTGCGGGCCACGTTCATTAACGAGCTTCTGGTGAAGCCCGAGAGCCGACGCAGTCATCTCCGGATCGGTCCCGTACCACGTATTACTCTCTTGCCAAGTAACCGTTTTCTGGTCGAGCCGAGGCTGTTGCACCCGCTGCGGTACAGTGTCTACCTCAGTTTCCTGATGCTGTAAAGTAGGTTGATACTGTTCGACCTGCTGAAGCCGCAAAGTAGCCCGCGAGAGCTTTTCTTGGGCATCAACGACCTTGTCAGCGTCACCAGACTCGTACGCATCGCGGTACGCCCTGCGGGCGGCGTCGATTTCATACTCGGCAGTCTGCTTATAGCTACCAACAAGTGACTGCTCACCCTGCGACAACGTCCTTTTCAGCTGGCGGTTCTCTTCCAGCAGGCGATGGGCGGCGTTCAGAGCCTCCTGCTGCTCACGCTGGACGCGTTCCTTCTCCCGGCGCTCGTCGTGCCAGACCTTTTTCATCTGCTTAAGGCGGGTTTTGACCTTGTCGGAGTATTCTTCGAGCTCATCGCTCTCCAGCTCCTCGACAATCTCCTTCGGCATGGGCTCACGGCCCCTGTCAGCCTCCGGAGTATCGTCAACCACCTCCACTTGCGGCTTTTCGTCGTCTTCAGCTTCGACTTCCCACTGGATGTCGTCGTCAATAGGCTTGGTAGCCATCACTTCTCTCCTTTGTACGGGAAAACGCCCCCGTTAGGCGCGCGAAATGCCTCGCGGATCGTCCACAACAGCCTCAACGCTGTCGTCGTTGATAAGACGGAACTCCCGACCGTGGATTTTCACACGGCTACCGGCCAGCGGGCGGGTCAGGATGAAGTCACCTTCCTTGCACCACGGGCCGTTCGGGAACTTGCGCTCATCCTTATAGGCGTCGGGGCCGACCTTCAGCACAAACAGCACCGGGGTGGTCAGCTCTTCGTGATGTCGGGTGATATCCGCCTTGTACAGACCACTGGCATACTTCTCCTCGACGTCAGGCACCGCGCACAGAAGGCGATAACCCGATGGTTCCGGCAGTTGCTTGGGTTTGTCTTCAACCGGTTGGTTAGCCGCCTCGACATTGGTCATTTTACGGAGGGTAGGTAGCTCGTCGAACAGAGTTTTGTCCTCTGTATCAGTCATCGTCAGTCTCCATTTTGTGGGCAGTTTCAGC